AGGCATGAGAAATCCCCTGCCGTTGTAGCAGGGGTTCATCTCTATATACTATATGAGAGCTATCGTTCTATGTTATATATACTATTCCATACATCCTTCGGTTATTCGGTTTGTGTTGAAGCGGGAACTATCCCACTCTTGCATTGCTTGGCGTGCATTCCATATGAGTGTTTGGTCTACATATAGTGATGCTACTCGTAGTTCACGCATCCACCGTTGATATGCTTGCGATGCTATTGTTTCACTACGTTCTCGTTCTATCTGCTCTAAGCGTTCTACTGTTATGTTATTGTACATACTTGCTGTTTTTATTTTTATTAATGTCCGACCGGCATATCTGGCCAAGCATTGTGCCAACCGTCCGGCACCGTAGCCATATGTTTCTCGTATGCTTGTAGGGCCTTTATTGCCTCACGCAACTCATTCAACTTTGCCGATGCTGCGTATTTGGGCCTACCATCTTTCATGCCCTTTATCTTTTTGACAAGGACCGTTTCTGAATGTCTTAAAATCTCGATTGCTTCTTGCATATACTATTTGTTTAAGGGTTTATTAATTGTGTGTCTGGATGTGGGCGACTCTTCTATCCCATGCTTAATACACCACATCAAGCCTACTATTGATATGATACTCATTACTATCATGATTAAGCCTGTTATTGGCTCACGACGTTCTACACTTTGACTGGGCATATACTATGTGTTTATTGTTTATTGATTTTGTTTTTTAATTCATTCCATATTACAGGCGTCCATTTCAACTCTGCGTACCTGGCTGCCCGCTCATATGGATTCCGACTATATGAGCCGGGGTACTTATGATACTTTGTAAGGATAGGTTGATTTTGATGTGTCCATTCATGCACTATCGTCCGTATCAACTCCCGCACATCGGGTATGTTGTCATAATAGATAAACAACTCATTGTCCTGCGCATCATACTCGCCCATTTCGCCATCGGACCACCCCTTACGGATATACCATACAGGTGCCCACTTCTTACGTCCATTCACTCCGAGGTTACGCCGGCACCAACGAAAGACCATATTAGCTATACGGACCGTAGGCGCTCTGCCGAGCTCGTCTATTTTTGTTTTAAGGTAGATTTTACTTCGCATAAAAAATGCCGGCGTTTCCATAACACCGGCATCTACGCTATCGTAAGCTTTTGTTCAAATGTAAAGTAAATCGAGAATAACCATTAATATATGAGTACGCTTGGAATGCTCACGATAAAAAATATACTGGGTTCCTGTCACTTCAGGCACTTGTCTATCTCTAGTTGTTTTTGCTCCTTACGGGAGCCGTAAACTAAACCCATTGAGCGGAGCCGTGGAGTCGAACCACGTCCTGCAACCTGGAAGGCTGCTGTGCAAGCCGTTTCACTTGCTCCGCTTGTCGGGCCGGCGATGGATAACCCCCTAACCATTTAGCCGCCGGCCACTAGAATTACTTAGCGCTGTCTGCTACCACTGTGGTATCAGCAACTGGGGTCGCTGTACTATCTACTACCTTTGTGGTGTCACACACTGTTGTGCTATCACAAGTAGGAGTAGCTTCGGTTGAACCGTTACCGCCACATGATGTGAATGATACAACTGCCAACAGGCTGAGCGCTACAAATGTTACTTTTTTCATTTTTGTTTGTTTTTTGTTTAAGAATTAATTTACCTTTGATAAGTATGTTGTTTTATCGTTTATATTCTAATATACGAATCTTTTTTCACTTTGCCAAATTTATTTTTTATCAAGCTGTTTGGCCAGCTTCATTTCCGCCTCCCAAGTCTTTAGCTCCTGTTTGGATAGCTGTTCGATGTTATGCATTAACTGTTCGTGCAGTCTTTGTACTTCGGCGCTGTTACGATGCGCGGACAAGGCATTGATGTAAGAATTGATTAGCCACAATAATGCTATTGCCGGCCACTGCCATACGTGCCAACCCATGCCGGCGAATCCGATAATACCGCCGATACAGCCAATAGCGCCGGCAATGTGTAGAATGTTTGCTACCTTCATATTTACTTTGTTTGATTTATACTAATATACGAAAAATATTTCACTTTGCCAAATTTAGTTTTCATTGTATATACCATTCTTTTCAGCCCAGTTTGTAATGGTGTCGTCAATACCATAGGTAGCATCACTAATGATTTGGTCCTTGTCTACATCAATGTTGTCGATACTAACTCGTCCGCCTGATATAGTAATGTCGAGTGAGTCACTGTCCACAATATCGGATTCACTCATATCGCTGATGTTGGAGTCAATACGAGCCTCAATTTTTTCAACTAAGTCATTTATCATGTCGGATGTTATTACAGCGATACCTTCGTCGTCAGTTTCTTTAGCCGTTTCGTATATATCCTGCAGTATCATTGCCACCTGGTCAAAGGTATACAGTTTAGCGCCGTATGTATTGTGGCTAGCGCTGTTAATGTTTTCTAATGCGATTTCAATAGCTTGTTTTACTTTACTCATTTTGTTTTTATTTATTGGTTATTGATTACTTTTTATAAGTCCAGCCGGTCACAGTTGATTTGGTAGGAGCGGCCTTCCATTGTTCGCCTATCTTATATAGGTCTTTTGATGCCGAACAGCCGGTCATTACGCCGGCAATCAGAATGAATGCTATTAGCTTTTTCATTTGTTGTCAGATTTAGTTTCTATTTGGATGCGGAGGGCGTTTGCTTGGTCCTTTAATTGGTCGGTCCAAGTCTTCACTTTGGCTGCCTGATGTGGTGCGTCTCTGTGTACATTGTACCACATTTCGGTCTCTAGCTCGTTAATAAGCTGATGTAATTGTTCAAGTCTTTGTTCGTTGCTCATATAGATTGTTTTTGTTTTTTAAGGGTTTGTATCTGTCTTACTTCAGCGGATATCCATTCCATTATCTTGTCCGCATGGTATGTAGATGTCATTTCGTTTAAGGTATTCAGTATTGAGTTATACCATTTGACGTGGTCCGTTTCAGCCCAGTCAGCCATAACTACCTTAGTCGGATCATTCCACTCAAGTGCTTTCACTTCGATTAGCTCCCTATCTGGCTCTTCATTAGTTACTCTAGCCTCAATAATACCGCCGATGGCGTACTCACCAATTTTGAAACGCTTTACTTTACTGCTCATATAGTTTGTTTAATAGTGTTAAAGAAAAACCCAATGTAGAAACATCGGGTCAAAATTATAAAATGAATAATCAAAAACCACGCTTACGCGTCAATATCTTCTGTATTCTTTACGGTCTCGTCAACGTCGATAGTCGGACCATCAAAGTAGTTAGCCCAACCCTTCTCAATAACAGGCTTTCCATCGCCGGCCAGTTCGTTCAGTTCCTTAGCCGCTTGTAACTCTTTACGTTCACTCTTTGTGGTTGCTCTCTTTACAGCGGTTTCAAATGCTTTGTTCACCAGATTAGTACCTTCAATGTTATCAATGTACTTCAATGCCCAGTCATAACCTACAAAGGTCTTGGCTTGTGGCATTTTCTTACCAGTTACTTCCCACAATTCGTACATTGCTTTTTTACCTTCAATGGTCAATTCACGCTCAATTTTCTCAATGTTATATCCACGCGGTACTTTTGGACCGACAGCTTTCGGTGTGGCCACTCTGGTCTTTGTTTTAGTTTTAGTAGGCGCCTTAGCGGTAGCCTTCTTTGTTTTAGGTTTAGCTGTTTTAGTTTTAGCCTTTACCTTCTTTGTGGTCTTCACTCCATTGATTGCCTTCTCAAATGCTGGTGAGAATTTCACTTCAACTTCTTTAATCATTTTAGCTCTAGCCATAGTAGTATATTTTAGTTTTAAGTTTATAATTGGTTTGGTTTATTGATTGATTATCCCCACTTATTAAAGGCGTCAGTTTCGGCCTGCATTAACTTATCAAGCTCATTACATCTGGTAGCCAGTTCGTCAGTTAATTGTTCGTACAGCCTTTCAGCCGTTTTTCTATTTACCATAGCGGTTTCGCTCTTCAATGTGTGACCAACACAATATATTAATTCATTCAGGTCCAATAGTGATAAGTTATTCATTTTGTAGTTTTAATTAGTGTCCGAAAATAATTGATAATGTCCAAGCCATAGCCCAAGCGAATGTTAGTACAACGCCGGCAATTAGGGTGGCGGTAGTTAGTGTAATGATTTTATCCTTTGTGGTCATTTGATTAGTTTTAATGATTAAGCAATTTCTTCATAGATACCAAGTCCTTCAGCGATACCAAGCAGTATAGCTGCTCCTACAAAGTCCTTATATCCTAAACATACACAAGCTACAATGCGGATAACTGATTTGATTAAACTGATTTGAAAGTGCTTCTTAGCGGTGCTTCCCTTTTCTTGAAATTTCATATTAGTGAGTTGAGTTTAGTTCGTAATTAAATTCTTTAAGTAGTTTTACTTCCAATGCGTGAGCGGCTTTCTTACCACGTACCATATCCACTACAAATACATCGTACACATCAACTCCATACTCACGCATATCGGTATATAGTTTCCAACCTTTGTTTTCACATTTAGCCCTACTACAATGCTTTTGGAAACGGAGTCGGGCTGAATAAAGTATTCTACGTCCGATACAAGCAGTAATACCCAAGTACGAAGCGCCTGTAATTGTATTAACTATTTCGTACAGTATGTGGTTTCTATCGCTTCTCTTTTTTCTTTTAGTCATTGTATTCGTTTTAAGTAGTGAATTAATTGGTTAGTCGGTTGTTATTAACGGCCACGCATTAGGTCGATTAGCTGTTCGGTTGTTAGTGGAGTTTGAGTAGTGTAACTCTTAACCCAAGCGGTAGCGTCTTTTTTAGTTACAAAGTATTTAACCAACTTACGCGGACCAGATACTTTATACATAATGTAGGTAGCCGGCTCAAATTCGTTACTAGCAAGTCTTAATACTCTACGGACCTTTGTGATTTTGTACTTTGATTTTTCTTTATTCATTTGATTAGTTTTATTGATTATTGATTACATTTATTGGAACGAAAAAGTGTTACCTATTAAGATAACACTACTTCAATAGCCTTAGCTGATAAACCGATAGCTTTAAGTTCACGCTTAACAGCCGGTATAAACTTTTTTTCAATTCGACCCATCTTAACAGGGTAGTCAGCCAGAATTTCGTTGATACGAGCCGATTCACGTTTCAACACAGCGAAGAAAGCCATCGCCTTTTTCATATCACCATTGTGTCTACAAGCAACTTTGTGAGTGCGACCCATAAAGTCCTTAAATTCAACTACAGTGTTAGGCTTCACAGCGTTGCTCATTTTAGAAGCGGCAAACGTCAGATAAACTGGACGCTCATTGTTGTTGTGGTTTTTGTAGTTACCATTAAATTCTCTAGTCATTTTCGTATTCATATATAATTTTTTTTGTATGTGAGGGTCTTTCTCTCAACCCGATACTCTAAATTACTACTTTATACTGACATGGCCAAATCCTGATGAAAAATTCTTTATTGATTATCAACACGTTAGGCGTCCACCGGTTTTTATTAATATGTAAAGTATTGATACTCAATAAACTTTTTTTCGGCATTGAATATCAACGAGTTGCATCGCCAGATCCGGCCGGTAGCATAACGTGTTGATTATCAGGGAGTTGCATCGGATGGGCGCGATTTTTTTTCTGGTTAACATAATATCAATTATAGGAAAAAGCCCCACAGTGCTATATGTAACTCGCTGATAATCAACGTGTTCCCTACTTAACATAATATATTTTATAGGGCTTTTAGGGGTTTTTCGTGCGTAAGCCGTTGAGTATCAATGAGTTGTGGACTTAACATAATATCTGTTATAAGGGGTCCATCATTGGGGACGTACCCCGCCCTCCACTCCCTAAAGTTACGAAAAAAATTCCACATTTCCAAACGGTGTGGATAA